GTTTGCCGGCGCGGGCACGTACGGCCTGTACGCCTCTCGCCGCCCCCTCGATCGGCGGGCCGCGCTGAGCGCGGCGGACATAAACGACCTGCCTGATGGTGTCTTCGCTTACATCGAGGGCGGCGGGACCAAGGACGCCGGCGGCAAGACGGTGCCCCGGTCGAAGCGGCACTTCCCGGTCAATGACGCCGCGCACGTCCGGAGCGGCCTGTCGCGCGCTCCGGAGTCGCCGTTCGGGCCGAAGGCGATGCCGGCGATCAAGGCGGCGGCGGCGAAGATGGGCATCGGCGAGAGCGAGCAGAAGGCCCTGTCGCGCCCGCTGGAGCGGCGGGCGTCGGCGGCGGACGACCTGAACACGTCGGTGGCGCCGGACTACGACGCCGCGAGCTCGCACGAGGCGATGACCGGCACGCACTCGCATCAGCACTCCCACCCGGACGGCGAGCAGATCACCCACGCCCACGCGCACGACAACGACGCCGACCACTCGGGGTGCGCCACGTCGGCGGTCATCGAGGTCGACGACCCGGGCATCCCGGGCCCGGAGCAGCAGCTGTCGGCGGGGCGGCGGCTGGAGCTGCGCATGCGGGAGCTCGAGCTCGACGAGATGGCGCAGCGCTAGCCTGGCCACGTCGGCGGTCATCGAGGTCGTACACCCTGCACATCAGGCTCTGGTGACTTGCTCTGAGCTGCCAGCTGGCCGCATAATGTCGGTAGTTACACGGACGTGATTCCGCCGGGCAGTCCCCGCCGGGCCGCTCGCTTACGCCGGCGGTCACGCGGCAGCTTCCACGCTGATGAGGGTTCCGATTCCCATCGGTCCTTTGCGTGGAGGCACTGTGCCTGACGATGCCCTGCCGGGCTCGGTCATCGGCTACCGGAAGAACGGGGCGCCGATCCGGCTGCTCGCCGGCGGCGACCCGACCCATGACCTTACCGGGCAGCTTGAGACGCGCCGGGCGTCCCTTGTCGCGGCGAACCGGGAGCTCCTGTCCGGCGCGGCGGCGGCGAACAACGGCGCGGGCCGCGACCTGTCTGCCGATGAGGAGACCCGGTACCAGTCGGCGCGGACGGAGATCCGGAACCTCGGCCAGCGCGTGGACGACCTGTCCGACGAGCGGCAGCGGGAGGCCCGGGCGGCTGCGTCCCGCGCGGACGGCACCACCACGGTGGTGGACGACGGTTCCGGCGCGCAGGCGTCCGGCGTCCAGGTCACCAGCGAGCCGGAGATCTACGGGGAGTACAGCCCGCACAGCTACTTCGCGGACCTGCTGCGGAGCTCGCAGCGGCGCGGTGACGGTGACGGCGGCCTCGGCCACGCCGAGGAGCGGCTGGGGCGGCACCGCGCCGAGCTGCGCGTCGAGCTGCCCGCCCGCCGCGAGCGGCGCACCCGGCAGGCGTCGGCGCAGCTCGAGCAGCACACGCAGGAGCGGCTGTCGCGGCTCCCGCCGCGGGTGCGGCGCCGTGAGGAGCGGATGATCGACCGGTGGCTCGGCCTGGGCCTGCCCGTGTTCGAGAAGAGGGCGGCCTCCCAGACGGCCGGCGACGGCGGCTACTTCATCCCGCCGCTGTGGCTCGTCGATGAGTACACCGAGTACCTGCGCGCGGGCCGGGTGCTGGCGAACCTGATGCACTCGATGCCGCTGCCGCCGGGGACGAACTCGATCAACATCCCGATCATCACGACCGGCACCGGCACCGGCATGCAGGCCGGCGACGGCGCCCCTGTCAACGGCCGGGACATCGCGGACAACTACGTGAACGCCCTGGTCAAGACCGTCGCCGGCCAGGAGGACGCGTCGATGCAGGTCCTGGACCTGTCGCCGATCAACATGGACCAGGTCATCTTCAAGGACCTGACGGCCGACCATGCGCAGCAGGCCAACGGCCAGGTGATGCTCGGCTCTGGCACCGGCGGCCAGATGAGCGGCCTGTACCCGCAGGGGACGATCACCGGCGGCAGCACGCCGGGCATCATCGTCAACGGCGTCACCGCCACGACCGCCGGGGACCAGTGGACCGCCGGGGACAGCGGCCGCAACGACTTCTACTCGGGCGTCGGGATGCTGGCCTCCCAGATCGGCCGCAACCGGTTCCTGCGGATGAAGGACGTGGTCACTAATGAGGCGGTGTGGAACGCGTTCGCGACGTCGGTGGACGGCAGCAAGCGGCCCCTGGTCCCGGTGACGGCGGCGTACAACCCGGCGGCGACCGGTGACTTCGACCCGTCCTCGGCGGACGAGGGGCCGGTCGGCTCGATCCTCGGCCGCCGCTGGTGGGTCGACAACAACATCCCGCTGACGTTCGGCGGGGCGACCACGAACCCGGGCATGTCGACCCTGTCGGCGGGCCACACGTCGCCGGTCGACGGCACCGGCTCGGGCGACACGTTCACCCCGCTGATCGGCGGCGTGTTCGACGACATGCTGCTGTTCGAGGGCGAGGTCCGCACTCGCGTGCTGCAGGAGGTCCTGTCGGACACCCTGCAGGTCCGGTTCCAGCTGTTCTCCTACATGGCGTTCCTCCCGAACCGGTACCAGAACGCCGGCAAGGTCGTGTCCTACGGCAACGTCAACTCGGGCATCACGGCGGGCGCCGCGCTGTCCACCGGCACCGGCGGCGGGCTCGTCGGCTTCTGACCGTCCGTCCATCTGAAAGGGAGGACCCCTCATGGATCTTGGCGGCGGGAAGTACGCGGCCTACGAAGAGGAGTGGCTGCTCGACGGCAGCCCCTCTGCGCCGAACCGGCGCACCATCGGCCGGCGCGACATCACGAGCGGCACGGCCGGCGTCAAGCTGACCGCCACGGTCACGGCCACTACCGTCCTCGCGGTGTACGCCGTCGCCGTGCAGCCCGGCGACGTTTTCGATTTCGCGTCGTTCATCTGCGCGGTCGCGCCGACGGGCACGATCGCTCACTCGTGGGCGGCCGTTTACACCGGCACCGGCACCGGCGCCGCGCTGCTCGCCCAGTCGGCGGACGTGACCACCGGCTTCGCCCTCGGCGCGAACAAGCTCGCGCTCGGCTCCGCCGTGGCCAACATCGGCACGCAGGGCATCGGGCAGGGGCCGTCCACCCCTGCGCTCGTGGCCGCCGGGCCGGCCGTCTGGGGCATTGCCCTGTACGGCCCCGGCGCCACGACGGGCGCGCTGCTCGACGGCGCGCTGGGCGGTTCCCTGGCCGGGGAGGTCGCGGTCACCGGGCAGGCGGCGCTGGCGTCGACGGGCACGATCACCGCCAGCGCGACCGCGCCGGCGGTGCTGCCGACCATGACCGCCGTGGTGGCGCCCGTCCCCTACGTTCTCCTGTCGCGCTGACGGTGGCGACCCGCGCGGACGTCCTGGCCGGGCTGCAGCGGGAGCTGCGGCACGCGGAGGGCAACGGCGCGGCCGGGTACGCCACGCGGCTCCGCCGGCAGATCATGCGGCTGTCCGCCGGGACGGCCGTCAACCCAGCCATGGAGGCAGTCAGTGGGAATGTCACAGATGATCAGCGACCTGAAGGAGCACCTGGCGCAGGGCGAGCAGCTGCTCGCCAGCCACATCCCCGGCATGGTCGAGTGGGCGCAGAGGGCCGAGGCCGACCCGCTGGTCCAGGCGGCGATTGACCTCGCCGTCCCCGCGTCGACGCGGATGATGCTGGCCGGGCTGCTGAAGGGCGTCGAAGCCGAGGTGCAGAAGGCCGAGGCGGATGCCGCCGCGGCGGCACCGGCCGAGCCCGACCCGGCGCCCGCGCCGGCCTGACCTGAAAGAGAGACGCACATGCCTAAGCCGAGTGTCGGCCGGATCGTCCACGTCCTCGTGGACCCGAAGCACAACAACGGGTCCGATGTCGCCCTGGCGCACATCACCCGCGTGTGGGGCGACGACTGCGTCAACCTCCGCGTGACTTATGACGGGCCGTCGGCAGCACCCGAGGGCCGCTACGACTGGGTCACCTCGTGGGCGCTGCACGAGTCCCGCGAGGCGCTGGAGGCCCATTGCGCCGCCAAGCGGGAGAACTTCGGCTGGGCCGGCCCCGACTGGGGCGCGTTCTGGCCGCCGAGTGTCGCCTGACCCGGCCACGCCGAGACAAGACGGGAGATGAGGGGCAGTGCCCGCGACGGCACCGTGGTACCAGGGCGCGGCAGTGCCCGTCCCCGGCTTCGTTAACGCTGACACGGACGGCAACCCGCAGGACGCCGCCACGGTGACGGTGACGGTCACGCTGCCCGACCGCACCACCACGGCCCCGGAGGTCACGCGCACCGGGACCGGGACCTATGCCGCGACGTACGTGACGACACAGGCCGGGCACCACATCGTCCTGTGGGTGGCCGCGGACACTGCGTATCCCGGCGCGTTCGCTGACAGTTTCGAGGTCCAGGCCTCCGCCGACCCGACGATCGTGTCGCTCGCGCAGGCGAAGCAGATCCTGAAGCTGACCGGCACGACCGAGTTCGACGGGGAGCTGCAGGGCTACAACGCGTCCGCCAGCGAGGTGGCGGAGTGGGCGTGCGGCGCCGTCGTCACCAGGCAGCGCACGGAGGTAATCCGCGCGTCGGGCCGGGCGCTGATCCTGTCTCACGCCCCGGTCCGCACCGACCTGGGCACGCCGATCGACACCACGTACCAGCGCGACGGGTCGGTGACCAACGGCCTGGTCAGCATCACGCCGCTGCTGTCCTACGGGTTCATGTACGACATCGATCAGCTGCTTGTCGACCCGGACACGGGTATCATCCGGCACGCGGCCGGGTTCCCGTTCTTCTACTCGTCCGACTACCTGGCCCAGTACAAGGCCGTTTACTGGGCAGGGCGGGCGGTGATCCCGTCGGCGGTCTACGACGGGGCGCGGATCATCCTGGAGCACCTGTACCAGGTGACCCGCGGCGGCGCCGGGGCGCAGAACATCGCGGCGGGCGAGTCGGTGACGGTCGTGCCCGGGTTCGGGTACGCGATCCCGAACCGGGCGCTGGAGCTGTTCGCGACGGTTTCCGGCTCGGGCGCGAGGGCGGCGTTCGCGTGACAGCCACAACCACGCAG